GCTGCGCTACGATACCTAGGAGTAGCAGTAAAATAGTATGCGTTCTTGGCAGTCAGAGTAGCAGCAGCAACCTCTTGGAAGAAGTCACGACGAACAGAATTGTGTGCCTCATCGTAGTAGACGGTATCCACATCAATACCTGCTTCGTTGATACGACGCAGAGAGTTGTAGGTAGTGAAGATCAGTTGGTGAGTATTAGATGCCTTGCAGACAGCATCATGACAACGGATCTCGTTGATCTTGGTGGTGCTGTTGCCCTCAATCTCGCCACTGTGAACGTGAAGAGTACAAACATCAACCTTGCCATTCAGTTCAGCAAAGAACTCTTCATACAACTGAACCGACAGCAGGATGCGAGGAGAGACCACTACGACGGTCTGTGGGCGGTCTGTCTCTTGAAAGCGACGCAGACAGTCAAGGATCATAGGAAGCGTCTTGCCGCCGCCTGTAGGGCAGGTAACACGACCGACAGCAGCAGTCTGCATAGCGTCAAGAATGCGCTGCTGGTGAGGACGAAGAGTGAAAGTCATGCGGTTCGCTGTTGATGAGAATAATATAGAGCATAATCAAGAGGTCATGCAACCCCATGTGACAGTTTTTCAATCGTCACATAAACAACGGTCCCCATGCCCATGCAACAAGAACTCTACGAACACCTTTAGTAACAAAATTTACACGATGTTCCATGAACGACGGAAATACCAATATATCACCATAATTTAACTCTAAACTGTGATGTTGAGCATTACCACTATGAATAGTTGCAAACTGAAAATTACCACCTTCATAGTCTTCGCCAACTTGACTCAACATCATTGTCATTGATAGTTTGCGACACCTTCTCGGTTGGTCAAGAGAAATCAAAACATCATTGTGCCAGTCATAATGTCCATGAAATTGATCTGTTTCTGAACGTTCATAGATTGAATACTGGAGATCCTCAATCGCATCAAGATCAAATCCCCAATCTGGGTCAGTATTTGCACTTTCAAATTGAGTAAAAATATAATCTTTTAGTTTGCTATCTTCAATCCAAGCAATTTGTGAGTTTCTTTTTTCTCTATTCAATTCATCGTCTGCTCCTGTAGTTCCTTGAACCCATTTTAATGGCAATTTATTACAATAATCAACAACATTGTCAGTTGTTTCTTTCGTAATTGATGCAGTTCTATATTTGTTAAACTGGTTATTAAAGTAATTAACTACTTTACCTTCTGCAGATAAAATTGTTGATCCAGATGTTACGTTAACTTCCATTATTCTACACAATCAATAGATGAAATATCACAAACGGGAACCTCGTGCTCATTCGCAATTAAATACCATGGTATCATTTGTCCATGATATTCTGGGTGTGCCTCAAATGTCTCAGGATATACACGATCACCCAAATATTTTACTTCTGTCTCTGGAATATTATGCTCGCGCAATATTGCTTGGAGTTGCAAGTGCGTCAACTCAGCTTGAGTTGGTACATTCATATCAACATATGTGCTACTTTTTTATAAGAGTAGCACGTTAAAAGAAAAATGTCAATCTCTTAGTGGATCAACATTTTTCCATTCAAAATCTCCATCTGGTCCAATGACATGACATTCCCAATAATAATCTTCATCGGGACAGTATTTTTTAGATGGAAACCATGATGATGCATATGCAATTGCAACATCTACATTATTGAGAACAATTATATCCCAAGTTCCCATTGTTTTCATGGCATCCAATACAGAGTCGTCAGTAAACTCTTCATACCATTTCCAAATCTGCTCTCTTTTTGCTTCATCAACAGATTTAATTGACAAATTTCTAAAGTACACAAGAGTCTTATTTTGGGTTTGGCAGTACTTTTCAATCAGATCCCATTCATTAATTAATTCAACCATTTTTCTCTGCCTCTAATTGTTCTAATAATTTATTTAAAACCTCAGATGCAGCATCTGTATTTTCAATACTAAAAGATGTTTTTGGTGGAGCAACAGCAGAGATATTAACTCTTGCTATTTTATCCATAAAATGATCAAAATAGATACTTTCTGTTATATTTTTAACAATCAAATATGAAGTAATTTTTTCTCTAAATGTCATCAAATAATGAGATGCAAGAGGAACAAATTGTTCTGGTGTTTCTAGATATTTTGTATCTGGATTTTTTTCCAACCAAAGTTCTTTAAAATATCTTGGACTAATTGGAAATTTAACATCCATTGGATCTGTTGTCTCAACAATATTAGGAAGATCTCTCAATTTTTTTCTATACAACTTATATTGTTCTTTCTCTTCTTCCGAATATGATGAATCCTCTACAAATACATGATCTGTCTCATCCAACAAGAAATTGCGTGCCAATCTTACTGATAACCAGCTGACACTTGAAGTTTGAGCATGAATTTTAGCAAATTCTTTTTGAAATTCTTGGTTTTCTAAAGACTCAGAGAGAAAAAATGTTTCTTTGAACAATTCAAAAATTGATGATGCAGATTCATCTACATCAGCACTATTTTCCATCTCATAATCTTTCCAGTAGAATTCACCTGTTTTGAAATTCTTACTGTACTTTCTTCTTTGGGCAAAATAAGAATTATTGCTATACCAAGAAAATAATACAAGTTTATCTTTATCAGAATCCCAAACAGGATATAAAGCTGGAATAATTACGTCATTCCAATATGTATCTGGAATGCTTTTAGTTACGTTTCTATATGTCACAGTTTTTTTAATGACATTCACTTCCAAAAGTAATTCTGGAACAATAGAATTATTAGAGATAGACATTTTGCTGATAAAAGTTCCCGATATATTTAGAATGCTTTAATTAGGTATTTGCACAAATGATATGGTTCAACCAATGGCACTGGGAAATCTGGATCAATTGCTGCTGTAGGAACTAAAGGGTTTTGGGAGTTTAGCGTAAATGTAGCATCTAACGCTGTTGCACCACTGGTGTACAAACTTCCCTCATCTCCATAAACAACATATGTCAATTGATCTGCACTTTTTGGAATACCACCAGATGCTGGTATAAATTGCAATTCCGATACTTCTTTATACTCATAAATGATATCACAAATACCATAATGATCACTATCACTTGCATTATCATTAAGACCTGATGCAGCATTTCTATTTTGAGTTAATTTAAATCTTATGTTATTTGTATTAGCAGCCTCTGGGAGATCAACACTATACCAATACCACTTAGTTGCCTCATCACCACTACCAGATCCATCATAATTATTTGTAATTTCTTGCGGTGTTGGTTTAGGAACAATTTCTCCAAGAGTATTAGTAAAATTGAGAGACAAATCATTATTCCAATATAGCAATAACTCATCTCCTCCATTTTCTGGAAGATCACCACCGTTGTTCCCATTGCCACGAGCAACCTTAAAAGAAATTCTCTTCACATTTGTACAATCTTGTTCCTTAATAACAATAAAACGTGTTAGAGAAGTTCCCTCAAGCTTAACATATGTTGTATATGGACTAGGTGTAAGTTGATTTGATAAAGATACAGAGATTACTTTTCCAGTGTTTTGATTTATCTCTGCTATTGCATATGCCCCACTACCAGCACCATGCTTGATTCGCACTTCAGGAACAGCTGTATATCCGTTACCACCATTCGTTAAAGTAATGCCAGAAACACAACCATTAGATACTGTTACTGTAGCAGAAGCACCGCTACCACCACCGCCGCCGAGGAATTCAACGACTGGCACTTGTGTAAGTGGCAATTTAAATCCACCTGTTGATCCAGATCCAGATCCACTTGAATATAGATCGGTTGTACTATCTGCAGCAATAACGATATCTCCAACACTTGTGGCAGTGCTTCCTCCCTGATATCCAGTAATTTTACCAAAACCAACTATAACATAACCACCACCAGGGGCACTAATACCAGAAGGATTGCTACCAGCAGCCCCCACAGTAATATAACCCGTAGTAAATGTTCCAGTAATATTACTCTTGTCCACCAATCCATATACAAATCTTCCAGCGCCGCCACCGCCACCGCCAGTTCCCCAATAGCTTCTATCTTCTGTATAAGAGTACTTAACGTATCCACCACCATTATTATCACTAGTATTACTGGTTAAGTCAAATATATTAGTATTATAAGAACTCATTCCTCGTCCGCCGCCACTTCCGCCGCCATGCCCAGCGGGACCGCCACCGCCACCGCCGTAGCCGCCGCCTTGACCACTGTAAGAACTGGTAGCAATTCCACCACCTGCGCCGCCGCCACCGCCACCGTTGCAACCCGCGTCACCACCGTTGCCTCCACCACCAGAAAATAAGTTTGCTGTAGTAGCTAATGGGCTGTTTGAATTCCACCCTGGGGTATTATTTGATGTTCCAGAAAGACCTGCTGATCCATTTCCACCATCATATCCACCACCACCACCGCCACCGCCAGCGCCTGCTATAATTGTAGTAGTATTAAGAGTACACAATGCAGTTGCGCCGCCGCCGCCAGCGCCACCCTGCCCAGCACCATTTGGATTTCCTCCAGTACCGCCATTCGCTCCTTGAGCACCAGCGCCGCCAGTTTTAGTATTATTAGCACCAGCAGCACCTATTTGAAATGTAGCGCCATATCCATTTGATGGATTCTTCACGCTTAATTTCATTTTACCGCCGCCGCCACCAGTGCCACCAGTGTACGGGCCGCCAGTTCGGCTTCCTCCTCTACCACCAGCAAGTTCTATTTCAATAGATGTGTATTTGTAATTAGTAGATGCTAAATTAAAATTTCCGTTACTGGTGTAAGTTTGTGTTCCTGTATATCCAGTATCACTAATATAACTATTAATACCATCACTACCATCATTAGTTGCACTACCACTGTTATTTCCACCTTTCCCAGCAGTATTTGGATTACTTGGATAAGCTTTAATATAATATGGTCCTGTAGCACCAGATGTACCAGCAGTAGCTTTTTCCTGAATTGTTTGGAAACTAGCACTTTGAGATCCGCTGACAGTTTTTGTGCCAGCACTCCCCCCAGTTGAATTCTTTTTACCGCCTTGTCCGCCAGTACAAGATAGTAACAATTGAGATCCATCATCAAATTTAAACTCACTTGTTGCACCATTCCCACCATCAGCATTACTGCTTGCTCCTGATCCACCACCGCCTGCCACAGTAATAGCTGCAATTTGCCAAGTACCTGGGACTGATACCGAATAATTTCCAGGATTTGTGTATGTGTTAAGGGCATCGTATTCAATAATTGGCACCCCGCCAGTATTAATAGTTCTCCCACCAATTACTGAATTAGGTGCAAATTTTCTAAACACTGTAATTGGTATGTACGTTACTTGCTCCCAAGTTCCTGAAGCCGAAGCACTAGATGCCATGTAATATTCATTATTTTTATACCCCCATTTTGTACTACCTGTCCCTTCAGCACCAGGAACATAATCCATAATATCAAACGTTGCAACAGTATTATCAGATAATGGTTGTTTTAAAAGAGCATGTGTGTGTTCAAATGCAATTCCCCCCACTGGGAAAAAGTTATAAAGAGACTTATCAGAATCTGTATATTCAACTAAATATCTATCACCCGAAAATCCAGCTACAGATGCTTGAAGTTTATCTGCACTTGTGTGGTAAATGTAGTGCGTGTGTGAAGGAACATCTTGAATTCTCTTGGGTTTCATATTAACCCTGACTGTTTGACTACCTATAATTGTACAAGATGTTGTTTCAGTAACTCCTGTATAATTTGTGGTAGTAATACTTCCTAAAGAAAAGTATCCTGCTTGTGATGTTTTATCAAACAACCATTTTCCACCAATTTTATCCGCTCCAACACCTAATGTTGTAAGACCAATCGTGGGACTTCCTGAACCATATACATTACCGTATCCTACAATTTTTTTAGCCAGAAGATCAGGAACTTTAAAACTGCCAAGAGATTCAGTCTCTCCTAAAAATTCAAACACGTTTGACTGCGTGATTGAGGTAATTTGCCCATTACTATCAAAATATAATTTAAGATCCAATCCAGAACCAGTACCTGCATTAGTAAGTTGCCATGAAGGAGGATTTTGAGGATCATATCCAAATCCAATATTTGATACAGTAATATCAATAATATTCCCAGTTGTATTAACAGTGACTCCTGCAGATATTACTTTTAAATCTCCTGGATTATTTGGATCGTAATTTGGAGGATTGGCAAAAACTATACCCACAGTTCCATCCGTTGGATAACCACTTCCACCATTAACGACATAAATTCCAGGTCGTGATGTTCCTCCATATTCATTGCCAATCACACTATAAAGTGCAGGGAAGTCTGAAATTTCGTACTCAGATCCATCACAATATAAAAATCCAGGAAATTGATATTCTGGGTTTATTGCTGTAAATGCATTTCCAGGTTGTACTTTATATGGTCCAAATGGTATATATGAGTTATCATAACTATTGTCAATCGCTTTAAAAGTCGTGATAATAGTACCAATTTCCATTGTATCAGATGTTTTATCTGAATAGAAATTACGTCTAGTATTTCTGTAAGTTGGTGCTACTATTGCTGGAGTTGTAAAAGGCATTTTTTAAATTTTAATTAAATATTCTAAAATAATATATGGCGATGATACGCTATCAACAGATGCTGCTTGATCAACACTTAAATTTAAAGTGGTTTTTAAAGCATCTGGGGTAATTTGTAATGCGTCAGTTTTAATTTTAAATTGATGATCATCTTTTTCAATTTCTAATTTATGGAAATGCAACGTTGGATCCCCATCTTCCTGTACTAATTGTGCTGTTTCTGTAAATTCATTAAACAAACTTGGGTAAATAAGAGAAGAAGCGCCAGCGGCACCAATATTACTATTTAATGGCACAACATCATACAAAGATAAATCTCGCCAATCTTCTGGAACTCCAGTTCCACCATTAACATAAAAAGCACTAACATTTTTACTGGTTTGAAACGGACCATCAATAATATCAAGACCTGTGGTGCAAATTCCAAGAGCAAGCGTACCTGATTCTACTTCAGGAGTTAAACTATTTAATCTGTAATTACCGTCAGAAATAGGATAACCAGACCAGCTTACATTCAATAAGCACTGGAACATCCATTGATCTTCTAAGTTTAGTGTTCCACCATTATAACAAGCATTACTATAAACGTTTGGGTCACCACCAGCACCACTAAATGCACCAAATTGATACTCATAATCAACTGCTACTCTATTAGATGCCATAGCTCTACAAGGTGGTTGATTATTACCAGGAAACCCTGTTCCAGGAGCTTTGGTATAATCCATCCAATTTTGAATCGGGACTGTAGATGCGTTCCAAAAAGCCACAGACCCAAATGCTTGTGGATCTAGTGGTGTTGTTGGTGATGCTTCATCAACTTCCGATGTTGATTTTAATCTTGCTCTAACTCCTTGAAAAAAATGAAAGTGTCCTGCAATTGATAATTCATCAACTGTTTCTGAATCTGTTTGTTTTCCAGCTGGAACTCCAATTGTCCACACTGGTTTACCTTTCAGTTCAATTTCTTGAGAAGGAACAGTAAAAAAACCAGAATATGTTAATTCAATTGTTGTTCCTAATGTTGATGTTGCTTCTATACCAATTCCGCTACGACTTAATTCAATTCCAGCCTGACTAACTGTACGAATGGATTTATACTGTCCAGCATCTGGTCCAGTAGTTGGTTTAGGATATTTTGAACCAAGATCTGGAACAACAAATTGTTCATCTGTTAATTCCTGCAGTGGATTATTTTTTATATCTCTTCTCACAAATTTGCCAGTTTTACCAACCCCACAAATTTCAGCAAGTCTTGGGTAATCAATAACATTATAAATCGTACCATCACATCTTAAATAACCAGATGGTAAAACTTTTTTATTAGAATTAGAATTGATATCTGGATTAACTTCAATTGGCCATATAATTATTTGACCAGTGAGATTACCATATTGTGCTCGTGCAGATGCGTAAACTTTTGCCATTAGTATGCTCGGATCAAATACGTAATGTTCATCGCTGGTTGATCAACATTAACAATAATATTTAGAGCATCATTAAGATTTTCAGGATTTATAGAACCAATACTGATAGTATCTATAGGATGTGTGGCAGGTGCTCCAAGATTACCTTTTGACATTTGAATGTCAAAAGTTCCATGATTATGTGATAAAAATCCCGCACCTTCTGGATTATTATCTCCAAAATTGCTTGTTGTCGTTGGCCAAGTTCCTTCCCTAAAGGTAACTGTAAATGTTGAAGTAGCAGGATTTATAGTTGCCTTACTAAGTGTAATTGTATATACATAATTTGAATCATTAGTTCCAGCTCTTTCAATTTTCAAAATCTGTGTTCCTTTGGCAAAACAATCCCCATCTACTAATTGCCATGGATGGATTTTATCATATTGATACCATGTCACAATATCAGGGGCAGTTCCAGTTGTATGTGTTGATTTAATATCAGTACCCGCTGGAAGAGAAATTTCTGTTACACCAGGCGTAACTGTCACACTACTAACACTAAAATAATAAGCACTATTTTCTGGATTATCCTCAACATTATTATAAACTACTTTACTATGCCCAAAAAAGTTTCTTCTATTTGCAAACTCACTTGGTTTTGGAAATAATCCAGTCCAGGCCATCTCTGCGTGAGTTTTTACTGGTGTGAACGGAAATTCTTTAGTATACTGAGTATCAACAAAGTTACAAGTTTGAGATGGAGCTTGTGGACTATTTCTTGTCGGTGTTCCACTATGCCAATCTGGCGCTGGAACTTGAGACCAGTAATCTTTGCCACTGTCATTCACAAAATCATAAAATTGATCAAGGACTGGAAGAGTATGCTCATATTGATTATCACCGTAAAATGCAATAAGATTTCTACCATTTTGCCACGATGGTGATTGTTGTTGTGATGGCAAAAGAGCACATTGATGGTTTTTTGATTGAATGATACCACATGATGGGTGTGGTGTAGATCCACTTACCTCAACGTTTGTTGAAGTAAATAATGCTGGACCAAAGAAACTAGCAGTAGCAGATTGAAATGAACCTGGATGCTGGTGATTAGGAGTATGATTGATTCCCAATTTTCTATTTAATGTTGTAATTGATGCATTAAAATCTGGAGCTGTAATATCCATGTTTGTGAATTTTCCAGACAAACTTGTTCCTGTTGGAAGAGTGAAATCAATATCAGCATTTGCAGAATAAATTGTTTTTATAACAGCAGTTGTTCCAAATCCAGTAATCAAATCGGAAAGTTTGTTCCCAACTGAATTAATTACTACATTGAGGACATCACCCTGACCGTATTGATATTTTGTCTGCGATAAATATACTGCTTCAAGATCCATCATGCACTTATTTGTAATATTAGGTATTACAAATTTGTCATTTTCTGCATAGTTTGGAAATGTTCCTGTAATAGAACCGCCATAGGTTGTTCCTAATTCTGCAGCTAATACTGGGTACTCTAGACATTCTAATTCCGAACCATCGCAAATTTTCCAACCTCTCGGAATATTTGCAGCAGAAAATCCACTGAATCCGTTACCTCCCCACGGCATAATTGTGCCAATACGAGAGGTTTTCATGGTTTTGATAGAATTATAATACTGAGCCATAGGTTATTACAGTTCTGCTAACCACCAACCACGTAGGTTGGAAGGAATTGAAGATGCATTTGGATCTCCTGCTGCATCTGTTGGACCAACATAAATTAATCCGAATGAGGCATTTCTAGTTTGAACAATAAGTTCTCCACTATCCCACGCTGTTGTTAATTGACCAGCGCCAGCTTGAATTTTACTTCCAGTTAAATCACCTTGAATTGCAACAGCTTGATTACTTACTTTTAGTGCTCTAATTACCAACGTTGTATTGTAACTTAGGTTGCCACTAATTTCAACAAATCTAATCACATCTCCAGTTTCAGCGGTTGCTGGTAAGTAAACAACCATATTTGTTCCAGAAGGATTATTGATTAGATAGTTATTATTTGGTTGAAGAGGATTAGTTTGAGTTTGACCAATTCCAGTAAGAGACTGTTCAACATATGTATATCTGCGTCCGCCATTTCTTGTGAAATAACGATTAATTCCAAATGCATCAATTGATCCATCCTGATACATGATGAAATCTTTTGGTCCAACAGTTCCGCCAGTTCCAGCTCCACCTAGATTATCAATGTGTAAAACGGCAGTACCAGAATCTCCAATAGAATTTGGAACAACTTTTCCTTTGACATAGAGTTTTTCCCCCATGTCAACACTTCCAGTGTTATTAAATACTTGGAATACAATATCATCAGTACATACACCATTTGCTTCGCAAGTATCATATCTAACTTGTAGATCATCTAAGAATGTTCCACCGCCCTTAATCCACAATCCAGATTTATTTGTCTTAGGATCAAGAATAGCACCATCACCTGGGTGATCATCATCATTAGAAATGTTAAAGATCAATGTCTGACCATCGGATCCATAAATTCTAAACTCACCTCCCCAAACATTAACTTCATCAAAAATTGTTGTTGATCCACCGCCTGCAAAAGATGTAAACGCTCCAGTTGTTGCTTGAGATGCAGATTGTGTTGCTTTTGCTAAACGCACACCATATGAGGAATTGTTTCCATCAATACTATCTGCCCAGAACCATTCTTGTGTTGTGTTCTTTCCATCAGAATTAACTGTATTACCAGAAACAATTCTAAAGAAATGATCTGTATCTAGTTTTTGTGCAACAAGTCTATGATCCTCAAACTTAATTTGAAGTTTATTTGGGTTTGTATTTGGAGAAGGTGCTGCGGATCTTCCAGTTGCTGGAATAGGATCCGCTACTGTAGTTGTATTAATATATTTTCTAATCTTAACAACTACCGCTCCCGCATTCCAATTTTGTTTTCCAGTTTGTTCAGCACCTCTACCACCATTTGGATATATTGAAGCAAGATACTGTGCATTGTAAATTGTTGGTAAATATCCTTGATTATTGCTCACAAATGGATTATCGGTGATAATAATAATTTCTGCCTGAGTTGATCCATTATAAATTAAAACTAAATCTCCCTTCTGGAAGAATTCAATATCATCAACTGGAATATTAAAGTCATCTTTTACAAATCCTACAGTAACACTGGTAAGAGGACCGTTGGTTTGCATTGTTTGTTTATCAAATCTATAGCTATGGATTTTGCTTGTACCAACTGTATGTGCAAGAGCACTGCTGCCCCAATACTGAGAAATAGCAAACACTCTACCAATCAGACTTCCAACACGCATGTCGCCATTGCACATGTTGACATCCCAGACAATTCCATCTGGATTTGAAAGTGACAAGTGATTATCAGTTGAGGGGTCTGGACTTGGATAAATTCCAGTAGAAGATCCACAAATACCATTTAGATTTAGACTTCCATTAACTTCAAGATCGCCATTAATTGTAGTATCGCCAGTTGTTGACTCAATTTCAAATACGATATTTTCAGAAGACGTATCACAACCATTCTTGATCATGAACTTCTTAGCAACCTGATCTAAGATAGTATCAACTTTAAATACTTCACCTTGATTATCTACTCCATCATTAGCTGGAATACCATCTGCTCTATCAATAATTAAATAGTCATCAATATCAATTGTTCCACCAAACTGAGATAGATAAACATTTTCTTTGTCAGTGTTTGTGCCAGTGCCATCAATTAACTGCGTGGTCCAAGTTGCATCAAATTGCACAATGCACTTGTAAATTGCTGACGTATCAGTGTGATTTGTCTTAATTTTTGTAAATGTTCCGAATGGTTGCCTTTCAACAACAATATAATATGGTGCTGTACTAATTCTTGGTAGTGAAACAATCTTCAAGAATTCAGGGTGTTGGGTTGAACTTTCTGGTGTATCAAGTAGTAAAATATCGTTCTCAGTAAAATACTGATTACCATTTGAATCATATGGACTAAACTTAAGTGGTAGATAATATTTCTTACCTGTAAGTGCAGGCAGTAAAGTTGGTTCAACAGTTCCTGGGATTTGAGTGATTGCCTCTTGATAATCCACACTTCCCCAATCGCCAGATCCAGCAGTATCTAATTCATTATAAACATCACTCGTTGATGGTACTCTCAATACGTCAACAATATCAACGTTTGAATTAAAGATGTTGTTTCCAATAATACCAGTTGCATGTTGAAATGCTGTTGAACCCATTTGCGCTCTAAACGCAGTAAATGAATAGGAAGCAAATCCACCACAAAGAGTAATATCAGAATTAACTCTAAGCGTTGAATCAACAATCAAGTTGTTTCTAATAGTTGTTGAACCACCTTGACCACCAATAGTAATATTAGAAGCATTTGTAGCAAAATCAAGAACTGTTGTAGCACTATTACCAGAGAAGAATTCAACTGTTCCTGCAGTAGAAGTTAATTTAACGGTATCATTTAATCCTCTTTTTGTTCCTAATTGGAAATCCCCAGCAACTTTAAATGCCTTGTTATTAATCAGTGTGTATGATAGAGATTCATTATTGTTATAAGCACCACCAATTTCAATTTTAGAAATATTTGTGTTAGTATCAGGAGTGTCTCCAATGAAGATATTGCTATGCAAACAATCTCCACCAATATAGATAAATTGATCTGCAGTTGTAGTATCTCCAATTGAAATCGTTGACGCTTTATTACCAATATTAAGTGTTCCAGTAAATGTAGAATCTGTAACTAGATTGAATGTACCAGTAGTAATGCCAGTTCTAATCTCACCAGTTTGCGATCCACCATCTGTATAAACGGTAATGTCTCTCTGGAACTTTGCGTCTTCAGTAAATCTAGAATCCCCCACAACAACTAAAGCGTGATCTAGTTGTGCGTCTGTTGCATTGATGCCTACCAGACCAGCACTTGGAGTCCTACCAGCTTCTGCAATGGTTGCATTTCCTTCTGTGGAAACTCGTAATGTTGCATACTGATTAATGGATGCGCTGTTTCCACCAACAACCAAAGCATCTCTAACAGATTCTTTGTCGCGTGCGGCGAATGTGGCATGGTCTAGATAATCATCGGTCTTCTTACCACTAATGTAAGCGTTACCAACAACATCAAGGTTGGCACGAGGGTCAGTATCTACATCAACAAAAGCAGTTTGATATGAAGAATGTGCTGATCTTGCAACTGTATTGATACCTAACTTATAATCACCGATTGTATCTGTATCTGTTCTGATTGATTCTGCACCAAGAACTCCAACTTCCTTCCAAGAAGAAGTTGAGTACTCCATCAGAACTCCATTGCCAAGAGCAACTTCTGTTGACCACAGTCTTGGGTTATCATTATCTACATTTCCTTTGGCTTCAATAATGGCAATCTTACAATTAGATGCAGAAGGATTAAAGGAGCTGGTGATAATTTGCCATAGTCCATTAAATGCAGAATCGCTAAAGTTAGAGATTCTAATTTGTGATCCAGATGTTATTCCGACTTGAGTGTTGGATAGGTTATTTGACCAATTAATTATAATGACATTGCTGCCATCCATGGTCAGATTTGCAATATTTGCAGAAGGGACGTTTTCAAAGAAGTTAGCATAAATCCAACCAAGAGATCCGCTTTGTCCTACTTCAGACCCTTTTAATAGGATATCACCAGATAGTGGAACTTTTGAACCATAAAGAACTGCCTGACTAGCATTTAAAGCAGTACCATCACTACCTGGAACACCATATAGACCAGATTGATTTGGTGTAATGTTTGATCCAAGACTTGAAACTACATGATTTTGAATCTTATAACTCTGCGCTGCTCCATTTGATCCACGTGGATTAAATTGGAATATAGATGCTGCAATTCTATTTTTAGAAATAATGATATCGCCTTTTGTATCTTGATTAAGGAACTGTGCTGTTTTATCAAGAGTAGGATCATCACCATCACTTGGAGATACATTTGAAATAATTGTTAGAGAACTATCTCTAATTTTTCCAAGAACATTAATAGTTACTGGTGAGTTAAATGTACTCATCAAATCTTGGTTATCACCACCATTAACAGTGATATACTGATTAAAGGTTACTGGAACATCAAAAGTAGTGGTGAGATTTCCAATATCTTCGGTATCATCATCCGAATCAACAAGTGATGCCGATTCTAGGAACTCTTCTTCGCCAGTGATAGCATCAATCTTACGATTGCCAATATAGAGGTCACCATTGGAGTTTAAACCAGTGTAGAACACAAGACCACCATCTTGCTTCTTAGATTGTGCGTAGAAGTCCTGAGTAGGAGTTAAAACAATCTCCTGACGTGCGGGAAGACCAGTAGAGTAGTTACCAGGACCGAATCCAAGATATTCAAACGTGTGGTTACCTGCACGGGCAATGGATGGTCTACGTAGTTCAACATATAGACGTTGATCTACAACAACAGTACTATCACCAGCAATTGGAATCAAGCGATCTTCAGATCCAGAAGAGGCATTACCTTTCTGTGCTCTAATTCTATTATCAATTACAGAAGATACTTGTGTGTAAGTATTGTCAGATAGTGCTGGTTGAGAAATAAAGTCAGTAACCATTTCTTTGGTCATGGACCCCTTGAAGTCATTGACTCTAACTAAACCATGGGTATAGTTGTCTGCCGCCGAGAAAGTAGCAGGAGGATCAACTAATGTTGCATCTAGTTGTTTGAACCAGAGAGGATCGTTCTTGTAATTTAATGGATATAACTTACTAATTGGTTGAGAGAACTTCATATTTCTAAAGTTCTCTTTACTTCCAGCTCCTGTTGGATATGGAGAAATATTACCACGTACTGCAGTTAGATAATAGATACCCTCTTGTTGACCGTAGATGCGACGCTGAATCTCTTCAACATCAAAAATATAGAAAGTATCTTCTAATTCTCCAGTGTCTTCAACAGAAGCAACATAATATTGAATGTTTGCATCATCAGTAATAATATCACCAGGAGTTATAGTATATACTTTTGATCCATTCTGCCTGTAATAATACTCAGGATATCCTTTTGCAATCAAATCCTTGATATACAAAGACTTACCGAAGTCTTCATCGCCAAGTAGATCTGCAAAGACAGCACCTTGAGCGAATCTTGTATTTGTAAATTGAGAATAGTCAATCTTACCAGAAATTCCCTTCAGAATCATATACCAGTCTGAAGTTCCAGGAACATTCATTACAGCGTGAATAAATGCATATCCAGATGAATTTCCAAACCAATCAACTCTATTGACAGAGTTTAACGATTGAGTTTTATTTGCAACAAAATTTCCACCTTGAGGAGCAGTAATTTTAACAGTAATAAAGTTTTCATTTAAAAGACCAAGATTTTGAATTCCTAGGTCAAATACGGTTAGTTCTAGATATTCTTTATTATTTTGAGTAATATATCTACCAGATTCAATAGTCATTGAAACATAATTTGTTGTTTCAATGATTTTTGCATATTGAGTAGTTCCTACAATGTCTCTCTTGTATGGATCATATGCACTATCTCTTGACAGACCGAGAGTTACATCATTAAAATTAGCATCCGTATAACCAATCTTTTCATTTGGTTGAACTGGATTATAGAAGCTTGCTTTAGTAACTGATCCAGATACTGGTTTTAACAGAATTCTCTGTGGTAATAGTTTTCTCGTATCATCCTTTCTCATCTTAATGGTAAACCCATTAATAGGATCACGTACAGCTTGTAGATATTCTGGAATTACATAGCGAAGACGATAAATGCGCTGTAACGCATCTCTTTCATCATTAATTCTCTCAAACCACGAATCATTTGTTTTATTTTGTCCAGAAAGATCGCTGTATGCAGCCTCATGGAATCTTGTTAGAATATTGTACTCATATTCTGGATCATTTCCATTTGAAGAATGATCCTCAACTTGCATATACCACTTACCATAAATTGTTGGCGAAGTATTTGGGTTTGCATAAGAAGGATCAAATCTTACTGGAGCACGACGCTTGTCCGCAAATACAGAGAAGTCATATGTTCCTGGCTGCCATGTAATTGGATTTTGATCAGCAATGGCATCAGCTTTGCTTAGATGAACAGTGAATACCTTTTTATTTTGGTATCTTGCCCAGAAGAACTTATCTGCTCTAATTCTACCATTACTATCTGCAACTGCAGGATCAGATGCATAGTTAGATCCAACAAGTGGTAGGTTTCCACCTTCATTTGCTCTAAAAAATACTTGATGCCCAGTAATATTACCAAATGGAACATCAAAAATATGTGGTACATCTGTACGAATACCAGATCCAACAGCACCTTGCCCAATGTCTAATACACAAGAATATTGATGTAGATCATAGTTTTCATCTAATACAAACTGATAGATATCAATTTCAACATCTGGATCAATTGCTTCTACTTCTGCGGAGTGAATATAGATACCCGCTGCAGCATTTTCTTTGCTGCTTGCAAGCATAATCTTGGTTTGATCACTACCATTGAATACTGTCGTTGCACTATAATCTTTTGGGGTGGTAATTCTTCCAGGTGCAATAACATAATATTTTTCATTAGTTTCAAAACCATTTGGTAATCTTACTTTTCTTTTATCTACATCAACATATTTCTGTGTTACAATATCATATCTTGGACGTGGTACAAGTCTTACAGGAGTTCCAGTTTCTAAATTATGTGGATTTGATCCAACTCCAGTTTGAAGAGTCCACACAGTTGCTCTTGCTGCAAGTAGATTTGTTAACTGTGTTGGTTCATTTCTTGGAACAGTGTTAAGTCCAGTTTGAATAATTATAGCAATGTTATCAAAATATTGACGAATTGTATTGGATACATCAGAACACTCTGGATATTCTGGAGCTTGCGTAATTGTATCATCAGTGGTTGGTATTGTTGTGGCATAAACACCAATAGGTAGATCAAAATACAAATATGTGTTTGTAGTCGTAGCATTTGCATTTACTGATGGACCGAATGCCAATCCTAGTGGAGTGTCAATTCTTTCAATTGACTGAAGATATCCAGGATTAGAAAGAGTATTAATAAGGATACCATACAGAGTGGTGATGCTTGATGCTACGTTTTGACAGGATCCATTTGATAGATTTCTTTGAATTAATGATAGTGAAGATGGAGTTACAATAGCATTTGTAAGAATGCCGAACAAAGTAATGATTGTTGTTCTTACATCATTGCATGATCCAACTGAAGTAGTTTTTGTAATACCAGCAATACTTAGTGGATTTGCAATAGCAGTTGTGACAATTTGGGTCAGTGTTGTAATTGTAGATTTTACATTTTCGCAAGATCCAGCAGAAATTGAACGACTAACAGAATACAAAGAAGTCGGTGTTGAAATAGTATCTGTTAGTAAATCAACTAATGAAGTAATTGCAGCTGCTTGACTCTGGCAAGTTGGAGTAGTAGTATCAACCGTAATTGTATTATCAAATATTTGAGTTAATGTTGTATGTCCGCCAACAGTGATAGATTCATTTCTCATCGCTTGAATCATTAAATCACGAGCGAAATTAAACGCAGTAATAGTTTGCGCCTCTTCACCAGCAACATGTGCTCCTGCTGCATATAGATTTGCCGCATCCCAAACAAGGTCATTACCACCATACGCAAGATTGTGTGCAACAACCGTAATCATATCTTTGATATCATCAAGACAATTTACACTACCAGTTGGTACAGAGAATCCAGGATAGCTTTCTAACATTCTGCCGAGAGCAATTTCAGCAATAAAATTCTTATTTGATAGAATAAGATTTTTTGCATCTGCAGATTTATTGTCAATTGGTGTTGGCGAATTGTAAGTAATAGAAGTATCATATACTTGATTAAATCCATGAGATCCAACGACAAGAATCTTTTCATTTCTCATCGCTTGAATCATTAAATCACGAGCAAAATTAAACGCATCAATAGTTTGTGCCTCTTCACCAGCAACATGTGCTCCTTGGATATAGAGATTAATCATCTCTAAAACTCTATCATTCCCGCCAAATGCTAGATTGTAAGAAACTTCCTCAACAAAATCTTTGATATCATCAATACAATCTTGGGGATTGCCTGTTGGTGTTACAAATCCAGGATTTTTTGTAAGCATTCTTGCATATGATTCTGCAGCAATCAAATTCTTATTTGATAAGATTAAATTGCGAGCATCTCCAAAACGATCTACAACTGGTTCTGGTTGATCATAGGTAATTGTAAGATCTTTTACTTGAGTTAGTCCATGAGATCCAATAATAAGAATTTTTTGATTTCTCATGGCTTGAATTGCCATTTCTTTTGCTTGATTAAAAGCAAAGATTGTTTGTGCTTCTTCACCAGCAACATGAGCACCTTTTACATATATGGAAGCACACTCATATGTCTTATCATTACCGCCATATGCAACGTTGTCTGCAACCGCCTCTAACACATCTATAATGTCATCAATGCAGTCTTGGGGGTTACCAGTAGGAGTTACAAATCCAGGGTACTGTACGAGCATTCTGGCGTATGCTTCTGCAGCAATTAGATTCTTATTTGATAAAATTAAATTGCGAGCATCAGCATTTCTATCTGCAACAGGATCTGGAGCATCATAGGTAATTGTAAGATCTTTTACTTGAGTTAAACCATGCGAACCAAAGATAAGAATATCTTCATTACGCATAACCTGAATGCTTAGATTTCTAGCATATTCAAATGCGCGAATAGTCTGTGCCTCTTCACCAGCAACATGAGCCCCACTTTCATATAGATATGCTGCATCCCAGGTGTCTTCATTTCCACCATATGCTAAACTCTCTGCAACTGCTTCTATTACATCTATAATATCATCAATACAATCTTGGGGATTGCCTGTTGGTGTTACAAATCCAGGAAAATCAAGAAGCATTTTTTGATATGCTTCTTGAGCGATGAAATTTTTGTTTGTAAGAATTAAGTTACGAGCATCTCCAAAACGATCTGCTACAAGTTTTTTTTCAGAGAAAACTGCTTTCTGACCTAATTCAATTGTAGTAGCATTAACAACTCTTTTAACATAAGTATTGTCTGGAATAACAGGAGATGCTGGTCTAACCGCGCCAGGATTTAGTTTACCATTAGTAAATTTAGATGGATCATAGTCAGCAACTGTCATACCCTGAACGATTCCAGTAGTATCACCAACATTTACAATAGCAGATCCAGATGTTGTAGCTACATTAGTGCGTAAATAATCAAAATTACGCATTGCTGCAATAGCAAGATCTCTTGCATAAGCATATGCTTCAAGCGACTCGCTTAATTCAGAACCAATATATGATAAAGAATATCCAACATAATATGATTCAGCAGCTTGGATTGTATTGATGTTTCCACCAAGTCTTAAGTCTTGTATAGTAGCATCAATAAGATATCCAATGTCTCTCTTACACTTTTGGATATCAATATTTGGTTTAATTAAAAGATATGGATATTTACCAAGAATATAACCATATGCTTCTTCTTGGATAAACTCTTTGTTATCTTCAATTCTATTGGCAGAATCAAGATTTCTATTGTTTAAAACAATACCACTAGGATTTAGAATTTCTGCAGACGCTGTGTACTTATTAAATCCAGTTGGAGTCAAAGTAGCATTGAATATGTTTCCAGATCCAGCACTTCTTGGTGTTAATTTAACGTATAATTTTTCATCAGATCTAGCACCAATTCTGAATCCATTGATTGATGCTGCTGGACGTTTTGCTGGGTTATATGCATCATCATCACCATAATAAATTTTGGTATGATTATTTGTATCATTAGATGCTTTTACATCTAATGTGTAATATGAATTCTTTTTAGTGTTACCAGTAGTTTCTGGAACAATCTGTGGTGGAATAATATCAGTGATATATCCGCCTTTATCTTGGTTGAAAGCAAATCCTTTGAAACCAATAGCGTGCAGAGAAGTATTACCAAAGTTAGAGTTGGAGTTGGTGATTGACATATCACCACCGCTTTCCATTAAGAAGTGATCAGCAAAACCAACAGCAAAGATTGATACGCACTGAATGAAAGCATCTTCTGTAGCACGAACGTGGAAGTTTCTCCAGTCATCTTTCCAGTATGCATCTCCCTTAGTATGATATGGAACAGTAGCAAACGCATCAGTTAATGATGCTTCATTCCATGTGTTAGTAAACTCATCGTATCTGATAAATGATCTATCATCTTTTTGTAGAGAAACGCCAGTATACTGAGCGATAACCATGGATTTGAATCCAGTGGCTTTTAGACCATTTGCCCAGATACCACAAATGCCCCAGGTAGAGCGAATTGATACGTTAAAGACATATGGAGAGGCAGATTCAACAGAATCAACTTCTGCTTTAACAACTGCGTTTGCACTTAATCCATTTTGAGCTGTATATAATGTTCCACTAACAAGACTTGCCGTTGTTCCAAGTGCAGCAACAGTTCCAGGAAGCTGATAACTAAACTTCCTCGCATCAATAACATCAATTTCATCAACTGGAAAAGTACCATTCAATTGATCATCAAGACCATTGTTCTCAATTGCGATGAATTGATTTTTAAAATATCCGTGATTGACTTTTGTTGTTAACTCAACAGTAATTGTTCCCGCTGGCGAAGAATCCGTACACTTAATGCTCTCAATAGCACGAATATCTGAAAGAGGACCGACAATTCTATTTTCTTGAATTCTTGGAGAAAATTCACCAGGATCGTCAATTGTTGGTTGATATTGCGAAAATGCCTTTGCAATTTTGCGATAATAAAGACCTAGTTCCTCTTCATCTGCATATTCAAATACAGTTAATTTGTGGTGAGAATAATTAGGAATTGCTAACTCATCCCACTGTCCATTTTGATAATAAACTTTACCAATTCCTTCAGTGGTGTCATATAGTGGTGAAGATGGTTCAAGATCACCATCTTTAATAGTAAATTGCCAGAAATAGCAAGCACCAGTTACGTTAAAGATCGCAGAACGCTTCTCAAGTTTATCTGCAGGGTCTGGAACATATAGAGGACGAACAACTGTTCTACGAAGATCGTAACCAACAAGAGAGGAACCTCTTGGAAGAATTGCACCACCTTCAGTATTATTAAATTTATAAAGAACGTTATTTGGATCAGAAATATCTAAATTTGAATTATCAGTCCACTCGTTTAATGCCTGATTAAATCCAAACGCAGAAATGCTGGTTGTATCAACTAAACCAGGACGGTTATCAATATAGTGATTGCCAGGCATCAGCATAATGCTGAACTGGTCAAAGCGATCATTATCAATTCCTGGCAAATAGGAATATCTTGCAATTTCTAAGAAAGCACGTTGGATAGACTTAAATGGTCTAATTGGTGAATTGCCCCTGTTATTAAGTTCATCTGATGCGTTAAAATCATCAGGAGAAACATAAAGGTACTTACCAGTTTTTGAACTGATAAGATTATCAAGTCTTGTCAAAGCCATATTTTCCCAACCGTTGCGGTGTCTAAGATCTGATCTCAGATTATTTATACAACTCTAGGGGGCGATATGGGAAATGGTGGACTTGAACCACCGACCGCACGATTATCAGTCGTGTGCTCTACCACTGAGCTAATCTCCCTGGTAGGACTGCAGGGAATTGAACCCCGTTCACACCGTTATAAGCAGTGGGCCTTAACCAATAGGCGACAGTCCCACAACTCCCGAGGCGGGATTTGAACCTGCGACCAAACGATTAACAGTCGTCCGCTCTGCCGCTGAGCTACTCGGGAATGAAGTTAGTTGTGTTTTTGATATTCTAGCTTAATCCAGTTTAGAAGAGTAATGTATTGACTAATCTTTTCTGGATTTGGAGTGTGATATGTCTTCATAGAAGCAATGTAAAATTCAATTGCTTGAATGGTCATAGCACGATCTGTTTGAGAAATTAAAGACATAATAGAATAAAGAACTCATGGAGAATAGCGGACTTGAACCGCTGACATCCTGCTTGCAAAGCAGGCGCTCTACCGACTGAGCTAATTCCCCCTATTGTTTCTCAACAGTACACTCAAAAGGAAGTGTTTTAGCAACAGATTCTGCTTTTGCTTTTGTAGAAAAAGTACATGCTTGTGTTTTATCAATAGACCATCTATTTTCTTCAACAAAATAAATTGATCCAGAAACAAGAGAAGAAGTTTCTTCTGCAGTAATAATCCAATTATACTTATTAGCCATTGTAGTGTAAAAATGAACTGTTGAGGGGAGGCGTTCCACCTCCTTGAGTTATTTGGATAACAAGGCTAACTTAACCCCGATCTCTGTCTAGACAGCAACTGCCTGACGGGAGAATGCAACGATGTTATTCGCTGCGGTTGCGATGTTTTTGGCATCTATTTTGTGCTTATCCAAGCAGGTTTCAGTCACGCTCCTAACACCCCGTCTAAACCGTGGCATCCCCGTGAATGGAGATGAGGGGAGTTGAACCCCTGTCCGAAATATTGGTGGCGTCACCTATTCCCTCAAAGAGGGAAAGCCACAAGTCGGACTTGAACCGACGACCTACGGTTTACAAAACCGTTGCTCTATCCAGCTGAGCTATAGTGGCGAATAAACTCTAAGTGCCCCCATTCGGACCCCCAGATTTTTTGTTCTGTCCTCGGATCAATTCCCGAATCCATCACTTTATATGTATTATACCCAAGGATGATGTTGTTTGTCAAATAAGTTGTGACACCTTTCCAATTGACCCAACAAGTACAATCCGTATTGTGCCCATAAAACTCATCGCCTATTAACTCAAATATTGTATCGCATCCTTCTTTGTATGTCAAACCTTTTTTATCAAAATTTTTGACGCGAAATTTTTCCCCTTCTTGGCAAACTACCATTTGAAATTCCCTGTAAGGATTACTTAACGAGTGATGATAAGATTGTTTACCATAAAACCTGTTTTCATCTATTCTTTTATGTGTAATGATAATTCTAGCATATCTTGTAGGATGTTTCATCGCTTGTAAACGATTGTCAAATACACCTTCTAGATAATCATGAAACAGAGTCATCTGGCAACAATTCTGGATTTATCAAAGGAACTTCAAATAGTAACGGATGTGCTTCTTCCATAATTAGATAATCAGATATTCTGTATAAATCCTCCATTGTGTATTCAACATTCATAGCACATTCCGATAGAATCCATTTGTCATTTTTTTCATCATCTTCCAAATTATCAAAAGCAAATGGAAGACTAGAAATAAAATACATTTTCACTGGAATACTATCACAAAAGCAATGCATTGAAGTGATTTGATACCCAGGAAATGTCATTGCAATCTATTGCAACGTGGTAATTTTATTTATTAGCATAGGGCGAGGGAGACTTGAACTCCCACGGGCATACGCCCAACAGATTTTAAGTCTGGTGTGTCTACCGATTCCACCACCGCCCCAAGAAATCGTGTTAGCGATGTTTATATTATAGCAACAAATCAGAGATCAGTCAACCGTTTTTTTCTCTTCTTGCGCTTTGATAAACTTACGAAGTTCTGGCGTTTCTTTCCATTCCCATATAGTATTATTTTTTTGAATAAATTGTTTTTTTGGTGTTTTGTTTGTCATTGCATTAAATTGATAATGGTTTATCTGTTTTTTTAAATTCGTAAATCATTTCACTGCCCCAAACTCTTTTATTGTTGTTCCATCCTTGATCCATACTTTTGTATACTTTACCATCAAATTCTACCACACTTTTAACTGTTCCTCCGTTAACTATACAATTATTTGTGGCAACCTCCCCAGTATAATGATCACCTACGAGATAAAATAACATATCGCAACAAGAGTTATGTGATTCCCAATTTGGATCCCAATTTTCTACTCTAATTCTATCACCTTCATCAACAATTTTACTCCAACGGTGTCTATACGCATTTTCTTCTCCCAAGTAATGATACCATTGTTTTACAGAAAACTCGTTTTCATTAAGTTTTTTATATCTTAATTTAATATGGGCACAACGAGCTGGATCTCTTGCTGCTTGAAACCAATTATCATAAAATCCCTCAAGTTTATTACAAAAATCAAGAGTGTTCATTTTTAAGTTCTTCTAAGTAATCAGTCCACCACTGTGGATCTTTTTTCATTTTCCAGTTTGGCACTTCTAATCCACGTTCAGAATACCATTCCCATATTGCCATATCAATTTTTTCGGATACTTCAAACATTTTCATCCTTTTCATTAAGATCTCCATATGGTTTAACCAAAACGAGTCTGTGGGTTTCATTCTTCTTCTACATTCAGGCACTTCTCAAACTTATCTCTCAACTCATTAATTCTGGTATTATGCTGAAACTCCATAATGTGATCATTGATTTGTTTTTCTTCTTCTGTAAGAGGCATACGATGTTTGAGTTTAATGTCAATCAAACGCACCATATCCATATAATGTTCGGTGCCTTTGTGTATAAACTCTTCGTAAGTCA